ATTGCCTTATCAAAGAATTGGTTTCATGTCTGATATATTCAGAGGTGTTCCAGCGTTGCAACAGACAACATCAAGAATGTCAACACCGCCACCAAGTAGAGGATCACAGATGCTTGGACTAGGTATCGCGGGTCTTGGAGCAGTTGGACAAGCTGGCGGTTTTGGTAACTTCTTTGGTGGACCGAGGGCAGCATAATGAGTGTACTTAATAGAGCAATGTTTAGAATACCTGGTCAAGATCAACTCAGTGGAATTATGCGTTCTAGTCCAGAGTTGATTAGAGTTAGCACTGCTAATGCAAGTCCGTTAAACAAATCTTTTGTAATACCTCCTCCTGCGGTAAAAGTACCATCGTTGAACATGAATATGGTACCTGGTGTATCATCTGCTGCAACATCGTCAGATGGCAAATTTATTTTTCCAAGAGTTGCAGAAATATCTACTGAAGATATAGATCCTGAGGCAGAAAAAACAAAGCTAGAACAGTTAAAAGAAATAGCGGCAACAGAAAAAAAACTTACTACAGACACAGCTAAAAAAGAATCAGATAAGACAGTTGATAATTTAGGAAACAAGATAAACAAATCAAATCAAGATATTTTTGACAAAGAAGCAGAAAACTTTGGTGGTGGTGACATTTCATTAAAAGAAGCTCCTCTTACATCTAATGTAGTAAAAGACGACACTGGCACTACAACTACAAGAAAAGAGTTTGATTTCTCTGATACTAAAGAGGGTATGCAAAAAATATCTACTGAAATTCAAAATTTGTATACAAACTTCAGTAAGGACATGTCAAATTTAGGTAACAGAGATTTATTTGGTACAACAATGAATGAATCAGTAGAGGCTTACAGAGAAGCTCTAGGTAAAAGACCAAAAGAGATAGGCTTTGATGACGTAAAAGATGATGTGTTTGAGCTTCTTGGCTATAACAGAGACACACTCGATGAAAATTTATCGAAGGATCAACAGTCTGCTATCTGGTTAAATGTAATGAGAGCAGGTCTTGCAGTAGCTGCGGGAGAAAGCGATAATGCTTTGACTAATGTAGCGAAAGGTTTTGGTGTAGGACTTGAAGGCTACGGCAGAGATATAAAAGACATTAATGAAGATTACAGAGAAGATGTGAAGACATATACGACAACTGCATACACTATGTTAAAAGATGCCAAAGCAGAAGAACTTGCAAAGAATACATTGAACTTGCAGAGAGCTGGTGCAGAGTTTCAGATAACAAGTAAATTTTTTGGTATAGAAAGAGAGAACTTATTGAATCAGCTTAACAGAGAAGTCGCTGGTAAAATGTTAAAGATGAATCATCTTAAAGCGTTTTCTGAAATGGATTTTGAAAAATATAAATTTGACGTTAGTAAAGAACAAGCAGATAAAGCAAATGAACTTGCTTTTAATAAGTTAAAAATGATGACACCAGAACTAATAACGGGAGCTATATTAGATGGTTATGTTGAATTAAAAGACCCAACTAAACCAGCAACTCCAGATAATTTAAAACCAACTAAAAAGTTTGCAGAGAGCGGTAAAAGTTTAACAACTATCTTAGCTAATAAGAATATAAGAAGTTTAACTAACGAGCAAACAACAAGAAATATTCTTGGAAAGATAGGAGGTTACGGTATTACTTACACAGGTAACAAAGAATTACCTCAAGATGCTCAAAATGCCATTGGACAAAAAATATCTGAGTTAGAAAAATCTGGAAGTAATTATAAAAAAGCTATGGATGCACAGTATCCTAACTACAATGCCGCTTTAAGTGAGATAATTGGAGCGTATAGACCATTACAAAAATTTGAGGGTGTAAAACTTAGTTTTGAATCTCTTAATGAGAATATCAAAACTGCAATAAGAAACGCATTAAACAATGACACAGGTGATGAAATAGGTACAACTTTTAACAACAATAGAGACCTTTTCATAGATTTCACACTAAATCCTTAGTAGGTGTTAAATGTATACATACAATATAGACGGCACAAACTACACATTTTCTAAAGAGATTGGCGAAGAAGAAGCTAGACGGAGAGTAACGCCTAAACCATCAACTGGTTCTAGAAATATAAATAGAAATCCAAGATACGAAGGCTTTTTTACCGAAGCTGGTGAAGGTGTAGTTTCTGGTTTATCTAAAATACCAGAAGGTATTATTTCAACTGGAACTTTAATATCAGATGCTATTACTGGAGGCAATGCAACGGGAGCCGTTGAAGCATGGTTTGATGAAGTCAGAGAAAATGCTGGTATAGATCCAGAAGGTGCTGCGGGTAAAGTAACAGAAGCACTTGTTCAGTTTGGTATTCCTGGTATAGGTGCAGCGTCTGCTATTTCTAAGGTAGGAAAAGCAGCGAAGTTTTTAAAAGGAACTGGTTTTGAAAAGCCTTTGAGAAACATAGAACGAAGACGAAGAATACGAGAAGGTGAAGTAAAAATTGGAGTTAAAAGAGTTGGAGATAAAGATGCCCGTCAGTTATCTCCTCTTGGTTCTGTAAACAGAGCTAGAGACATTGGTACAAAATCTCAAAAAGTAGGACGATATGCTGTCATGGCAAGTGCGGCTGGTTTTGCAGATGCTATTGTTTCTACTGACGATACACAAACTCTTGGCGATTTTTTTGAAGCAGGCCCAACTAATACAGTCGATGCCGTAGGAAAAGAAGGACAAGAAAGAGCGTTTGCTAAAATATGGAACAAGATGAAAGTTGGTATAGAAGGTGGAGTAGCAACTGCTGTATTACCTCCAGCATTTCTCGCATCTTTGAATGTTGTAAATAGAACTCTAGCAGCACGACCCGCGGAGCTTTTAGACAAACTTAGTCCAACACTAGGATCTGGTTTAGGAAAAGCATTACCTACTGGTAAACAAACAACTGTTCTTGATTTAGCTAGTGGATTTACTGTACCACTTGCAAGAGAGGGTTTAAAAAGAGCCACGGCAAGTATACTAGAAAGAGAACAAAACTTATTAACGAGAGGTTTAACTGGAGATGATTCAGTAGGGACACTTGCTGGTATTATAGGAAGAATGGAAGCCATTGCACGATACAGAGGTTTTCTAAGTCCCGAAGTTGCAAGAGTTCGATCTTTAATTAATCCAGAAGTCGAAGGTAATATTAAAGTTGCACAACAACAGATGCAAGAAATAGATGGCAAGATCAAAGAACTTTTGAAGACTGATAGATATACAAGTCTACCCGACCAACATAAAAGAAAATACATTGATAACTTTATGGATGTATTAGAAGGAGCAGAAAAAAGATTTAATGAAGCTGGACTGACTACTAGACAGATAGAAAAAGCACAAGAAATGTCGCAGAGAATTACAGATCTTCCAGATGATTTATATAAATTATATAGAGAGGCTAAATTAACTATTGAAGGACTTACCGATCAGTTTGTGAAAAGTAATGTTGTAAAAGAATTACCAGAACAAACAACAGACGGAAGTATAACTAGAGCCGAGTTTGTTAGACAGATAACAAGAATTGCTAAAGAAGGTGGATACCTTAGAAGACAATACAGAATATATAATGATAAAAATTTTAAACTAGATCCCAAAGCTAAAAATGAAATTGTTAATAAAATTGTAACAGGTGAGGGCGTAGACATAGGGCATGTCAGAGGTATTTTATCTGGAACATCTCTTAACTTGACAGATGCACGAGCAGCCGAACTATATGCAGGTCGTTTGAATTTTACTAGAGAAGAAGCAACTAGATACATAGATGAAGTTACTAGTAAAGCAAAACAAAGAATGGGTAACAGAGGTATTGGATTAAATAGAATATTCCAAAATCGTCTTGATGTTAGTTTGATTCAAAAAAGAAAAGTAGATAGTGATGTACTTAAAGCAATACTAGGAGAGATAAGAGATCCAAGGGAAGCCTTTATATCTACTGTCTCCGAACTGTCTAATTTTATTGCTACTGATAAATTTTTACAATTATTTAAAAACTCTGCTGATGCAAACATAGCACAAGTTGCAGCTAGAAATTCTAGACTTGCAGAAGGAGCAGAGCCAGAAAAACAAATTTTCTTTAATATGAACGATGAAATTATAAATGTAATAAGAGCAAACCCTAGTGAATTTCAAGGTATTGATTTAAGTACAATATCACGAGCCGATCAGTTAGATGCTCCATCAATACAAAAAGCAGTGTCCTTATTTGAAAGAAACAATCCTAATCATGTTATCTTAGGACGATCTGCTGATACTGTTGCAGGTGGTAACTTCACGCCAGGTGCAAACGCTTCTAAGAGTATTTATGGCACAATGTTTGGGTATGCTGTTCCAAGAGTTATGTTTAATAATTTAAGTAATTCTGTTTGGACAGATGCAGACACGATGCCTACATTTCTTAGACAAGCATACGGCACAATGCAAAAATTAAAGGGTATGACTCAATATGCAAAAACTATTTTGTCTCCTTTGACACAAGTTAGAAACGTAACTTCTGCTGCTGGTTTTGCTTTAGCTCAAGGTAATTATGGTAAAGGTTCTGGTTTAGGAACATCTGTTAATACAGTATTGAGAGATGTTATTGACAAAGAACTAAAAACAAAAAACATGACTTTCTTGGATTTAGAAAGGGATGGGAAGACATTAGATTTTCTTGTTGACATGCAAAAACGAGGAGTCATTGGTAGCTCGGCTCAACTCCGTGAGATACAAGACAATTTAAGAAAAGGTTTAGGGTACGAAGCAAAGGGCGATTTTGTAGCAAGTCAAGTTAGAGGTGAACTACAACTACCAGGAGAAGTTGGTGGTGCTGGTGGTGCGAGAAGTCCAGAGTTTAAAGTAACAAGACGAAGTAAACTAGGTCAGTTCTTTGAAGGTCCGTTGAATCTAGCAGAGGATTTATATAGAGGTGGTGATGATATTTGGAAAATATACAACTATCATTTCGAACTACAAAAACTAAGAAATGCTAGACGTAAGATGCAACACGATCAAATACAAAGGTCAAAAAAAGCAAACAACTACAATAATTTAAACCCAGAACAACAAAAACAAATGATCGGTAGAGCAGTACAACTTGCAGACGAAGATTTTGGAAAACATATAAATTTTAATATTAGAAGAGAACCCGATCCTAATATAGAAGGAGTACAACAAGTTGCCTTTGGTCCAATTCAAGGACAGTTGACAGAAGCAATGAAACAGTTTGCAGCAGACAATGTTCGTAATTTAGTTCCTAACTATGAACTTGTACCAGATTTAATTAAAGGTTTAAGAGGACTGCCCGTTGGTAACTTCATAGCGTTTCCAGCAGAAATATTAAGAACTGGATTTAATACTCTAGATGTTGCCATGAAAGAACTTGCTAGTGATAGTGCTGCAATCAGAGAGATTGGTGCAAGACGATTGACAAACGGATTGTTTACTTTTGGTGTTATGGGAGAAGGACTACAAAGATTTGGTCAGATGATGACAGATACTTCTGATGAAGAATTAGATGCTATCAATAGAAGAGCCGCACCTTGGCAGAAGAACGCACAGTTAATTCCAGTAGGAAAAGACAAAAATGGTAATCCAGAAGTTATTGATTTTAGTCACACGAACCCTTGGGATATTTTATCAAAGCCGTTTCACACAGTATTAAAGTCTTTGAGAGAAGGCACAAAACTAGACAAAACTGGTTTTCAAAACGCTAGAGGTGCTATGTATGAAGCAATGGGTGAGTTCTTTGAGCCATTCTTAAAGACATCTATGATCTATGATGCCTTTATTGATGTGTTACCAAGCGAAGGTATTACATCATTTGGTGTGGGAAGAGGTGGAAGAACAAAGTCTGGAGCTAGAGTTTACAAAGATGCAGATACATCTGCCGTAGGAATAGAAAAATCTTTACTACATATTTTAAATACAATGAAACCTAATATACTACCAATAAGAATACCCACTGGTGCAGATTTAGGTATTGCAAGTGGCACAGGTGAACCTGTTAAATCTATAGAGTTAGGAAGAACAACAAGAGGTGTCCTTTTTCCAGAAGGTGGAGAGTTTTTTGGTTTTAATGTAAATGCAGAAGAGCCAACAACTGGCAGAGAATATACCGCAGCAGGTGAAACATTCAGAGCTTTTACCGGACTGCAAACTCAAGTTATAGACAGAGAAAAAATATTACAGTTCACTGGTCAAGAGTTTAAAGGAGAAAGATCAAGCGCGGCTACATTGTTTAGTGATGCTTTACGATTAGAAAATCCAACAGATAATCAAATGCTTGAGGCGTATATTAGAGCAGATGATGCTAGACTACGAGCTTTTAGAAAAATGAAATTAGCTTATGATGATTTTAAAAAAATGGGTTTACGAGACTCTGAAATTAGAAAAATTTTAAAATTTAAAGCTGGTTTAGGCAACAGAGAAATATATTCTCTTCAACAAGACAGATACATTCCTTATCTACCAGATAAAAAGAAATTGCTTGAAGCTAGAAGAAAAGGAATTAACATTCCATTAAATGCAATTAATAGGATTAGAAGAAACAGAAACAATATCAAATTGAGTCCACAACCAGTTAAAGAAAAGCCAGCGCCAGATATAAAAAATATTTTAAATAACTCACCTGTCAATGCACCAGAACTACCACCTATGACACAAAATGTAGTAGCACCACAAACTACAAATGTAGCACAAAATACTATTAACAATGAATTATTTAGAACAGATCCACGAAACAGAGAAATAGCAGCTTTCTTAGGTGCTAACCCAGAGGATGTTCTAAAGAATATGCAGATCGCTAGGAGAACTGGATGAGTAGATTATCCCCACATTTTACAATAACTGAATTTATTAAATCACAAACGGCAGAAAGAAAAGGCATAGAAAATATGCCAAACGATAAACATGTAGTTGCAATGATGGCATTGTGTACTAATGTTCTTGAACCTCTCCGTGAACATTTTGGTAAACCAATCATGATTAATTCTGGGTATCGCAGCGCAGCGTTATGTCGAGCCATAGGATCAAAAAGCACTAGTCAGCATTGCAAAGGGCAGGCGGCGGATATAGAAATACCCGGTGTAAGTAATGCAGAATTGGCTCAATATATAGCAGATTCAATGGAATACGATCAATTAATATTAGAATGTTATGAAAGATCTAAAGGTCCTAGTTCTGGTTGGGTGCATGTATCATATAATAGTGAGGCAAACAGAAAAGAATCCCTTACATATGATAGGGTTAATGGTTATAGACGAGGTTTGATTTACACATAGATGTCAACACTGATTGCTAATTTACCTTCTATTGATGTGTGGGTCAGAAAAGAATATCTAAGGGATTTAAAAGATGGGCACGGAGATTTTGTTCGCGGAGTCTGGGTATCATGTAAATCTATACCTGGAAGAGCATTTTATTTTGAGACTTACTTGCCTGATTACGGTGCTCTGTATGACAAGTTGCCTATTAGTGCGTTTCTATCTCAACCCAAAACGCCTGAACCAGATTTACCTCTTAACAATCTTCAATTTTGGAATTGTATGGATTATGGTGTTGTTGTTCTTTGTAAGCAATTCATCGGTTCAATGGACTATGAAGTGTTAACAAGGGATCACGGAACAATGAGGGGTTCATACATCTGCACTCTTGATAACTATCACCAAGATCCAGATGTAATAGATTACTCCACCAGTGAAACACCGGCAGAACATAAGTCATCAAATCTAATAGAGTTATATAACGGACAATTTTGTTTGTATCCAAATAATAGAACACGAATTTATGATAACTCTTTAACACCAGCAGAACCATTGAAACCAGACTTTAAAGTTAGTACAATAGAATATCAAGTTGAGAATGGTAACATGACCAGACTCGGAGACACAGATGAATACTTTTGGAAGGCTA